CCGTATTGCTGTGTCATCTCTTTGCGCAAGTCTATCTGCCCTTTGAGCTTGTCAAACAGTTCACCGGTCACTTGCGTATCGTTTCTGCAATACTTGCGCATCAAACTACGCTCAGTATCTTTTATTAACTCGTTAGGATCAATTGGTAAGTCTTGCATTTTCTGGGTGTGAATACGCCCACCGTAAATTTTAAGCGATGCCTGTCCAATGGGGATTTCAATAATGTCGATATGTTTATCGTAAGTAGGGACTTGGAGGTTATGCTCTTTGAGAATCTGCCAAGTAACGCGCTGATCTGTGATTATCTTTGTGGAAAGTTTGTGTAACTTTGAGCAATCCCATGCGTCCAATGCGCCATGTATAACAGGTATATCGTAGTTTAACCCATTGAATGAAACGGTTTCATGATTAAGAAATAGGCGCTGTATCTTCTTGGCTTGCTGCTCATTTAACTTCGCATCTTCGCCAAACAATTCTATTTCAAGCGATGTACCTGTTTTATGATTAACGGCTAAAAATAGCCAGTAGTTTTTATAACATTCAGTATCAATAATATAAGTATTCATAGGAGTAGCCTATTTGCGAATATAAAAAAACCGACAAGTTGATAGCAAAATGTCGGCAGAGGAGAGGTGGAGCTTGAGGTTTTAAAAGTAAGTTTACTTGATTATTTACACAGGATTAAAAATGTAAAGCCACTGACTCATAACTTTTTTGGGTCTATGAGGACACCCGCAAACTTACTTTTAAAAACCCAATTGGGCGACACGCATATTGGCGTATGCGTGTCTAGGATTTAATGCAACACACTATACCATCGAAATATAGTGTGCTTAAAACATTCAACAAAAGCTAATAGCTAAATAATCAGTTTAACTATCACTAAAAGCACTGTTTACTACCCCACTACAATCAGTTCTAATCTTCCCTATGTAGTTAGTGAATTACCGTCACCGGTAATCTCAACCCGAATCGAGCGCGTAGCTAGTGCGCTTTACCGATATTAAAGGCTGCAAGGTTGCGAATTGCGGTACGCTACAAGCAATGCTTTTAGTGATAGTTGCCGGTGCTGATCTCCGGCTTAGTGTTATTTGGTGGTGTACTTTCAACCACTCCCAAGTTTCCTATTTGCACCGACGTGCCATTACCGCTGCGTATCAGCCTACGCATTAACTATCAAGTCATAACAGGGGAGGACTTACATCATAGAGCGTTAGCGTCATCACGTTAATGACCGCGACCACCTTAGAGCCAGTCTGTTATGACTTGATAGTGCTTGTCTTTCCAAGCTGTCAATTAACTTTTACGATGTTAATCCAATCGTCTTTTCACCACACTGAGGACACAGAGTATTTAGAAATCATCTTCTTCTGATTCGTCGTCAAATAAATCAGCACTTGCGACTTTAGCATCAGAGAAGGTTTCGCCATCTCTCTTGAATTGAACACCAAGAAGATTGGCAAGAATTTGTTTACCGCCTTTGGGATGAGATGAATACCAGAAGTCAAAAATAGCATTGACATAACATCCTGCGTACACTTTGTCATCTTCTTCGGTAATTGGAGCGCGATCTTTATCAAAAACAGGGATACGTTTGTTTGATGAACCTTTAAGCGCCATCATGTTTTCATAGCCATCATAGTCTTTAGTGTCACCGTCTTGGAAACAAGTGATTTTTAAACCTTTGGGCGCACCATCTTTAAATGTTTGAGCAATGAATTTATCAATTGCTGCTTGGGTAATCTTGTGATTCTTGCTGTCTTTTTGCATTAAGACAGTGGCTTCATATTTTGTTTCTACGTTTTCAAATACTGCTTTTTTAAAAAGAGCAGGGAATGATAGGCGAACATCGCCTAATTTAATTAATGTTTCTGACATTTTAGCCTTCTTGCTTTTAGCATTATGGTTTTGGGATTAGGTGAGGATGGGTTATTGATAAATCGCCAATTAAGTGATTTCCCATCCTCGTTTTAACTTAACCGGAGAGATAAGTTGAGTTAAGTTTAGATTGATTTATTACTTGTGTCAATCATCAAAATCAGAAAAATCATTTGCAGAAACTGACAAGGATTTTCTTGGATCACTTTCTGGTACAACAGTCGGTTTGCCCGATTTTTTAACTATCAGATTTTCAAAGTCTTTTATGTTTTTCTTGCCTACCAACTTCTCGAATTTAGCTACAGAGATAAAATTCATTTCGTAAAGTTCCTCGTCTGTATGGTCAATTCGTAACGCACTTTCTGCCTCATCAATATTTGCCCAATCGCGTGAACTGCGACCTTCAACAAGTTTGTAGCCGGTAAAGCCATTGCCCGATTCTAAGCGCTCTCTGACGTGTTCTTCAATGGCACTCAGCCATGATTTAATCAGTGTTGCGCTACTCAGTGCAAGGTTAAGCTCTGCGTCGGATAACCTGTTTACACTGGGTAGCTCGTCGAAAAAACCAAACTCGTTTTGAATGGCATTTTCTGTGTAGCGCATAAGCTCTGGGCATCGTGCTTTGTGTTTACACCATTGACATTGCTTCTCACCAGCAGTCAGTGGGGCATTTTCCTGCATAGCCAATTCTGCTCGCTCTTTTACCCACTCACCAAATGCTAGTAACTCGTCGATACTTATTGTCAATTCATCAATATGGTCTAGTCGTGGTTGGTAGATAACCATTGTGATGGTCTTGATATCTTCGAGCATACCGAACTCGCTATAGACTCCTAGCGCGTAGATTTTAGTTTGCGTAGTATCAGCATAGACTTTCACGCCTTTGCCGTACTTCAAGTCGATAATCGTTACGCTGTCGTCATTTAGAATGATGCAATCGGCTGTACCAAACCCGTCCTGCGCGTACTCGCTGTAGTCGAGTTTCTGCTCATAGATTTTATGACCTTTGTGTTCTGCAATGAAGTCCATGTAATCATTTACATGGTGGCACATGGCTTTATCTACCGTTATCCAGTTGGTTTCGGGTAATTGCTTACCTTCAAAGTCAAACGGATTGAGATCACCTTTCAAGCATATCTCTGCAAGCTCATGCGCTGCCGTGCCTTCGTCCGCAAATGCGCTACGGGATTCTTTGTAAGGCTTTTGCGCTGCGACGCTACCGGAGCAATATAGCCAAGTAGCACTACCACTTGCGCTCAGTAAAGAGTGTTTAGGCGCTTCCTCATTAGACATTGAAGCTCTCCAAGAAGTTATAAAATTCAACATAGTGTTTAGGCGCAAGAGTCATTGTGCTAGACGCACCTAGTTCAGTTAACTTATCTATGATGCAATCTTTTGAAATGGCTTTACGTTGACGCAGTTCAAGCGCTATTTCTTTTAATAGTTTTGATGTTATGAGAAGTTCGGGTTCTTTTACTTCTTCAACAGGTTCTTCAGCGAGTTCTTCCACTTCTACTTCTACAGGCTTTTCTTTTTTCTTTACTGCTTTAGGTTTTACTTGTTCGGCTAGTTGTTCAATAACTGTTTTATTAGCGCTAGATGATCCTGCTCTACCTTCATCCCTATCTACTTTCATCGCTTTGTTCATTGCTTCGTGATGCTCAATATCAGTGATGATTTCAACAGTTTCTTTATTATCCTCAATAATGGCAGGTGCTAACGTTTCATCAAGCGTTTTGACAACATCCTCAAGTCTGAATTTGAACGCAGTTGATTGCTTAGTTAGCGTTTCATGAATGCCGTGACTGATTCCAGATTTGATAATTTCATCCGTTTGCACTAAGCGCTCTGCCACTTCATGCAATAACTCATAGCTAAACTGGGTGTTTGTACCATGTATTAATGAGAGTGAAATGAATTCACCAAGTTGGGTGTTTGTAAGGTTTGTTAAATCATTCATTGTGTTTTTCCTCTGTTGTTGTAAAATGAGAGTCAATCTTAACTTAACTCACAAAGAGATGCAAATGGAAAATGAAGAATTTTATGACGGTGTGACCGTTGATGATGTGGTGCAGTGGTTTGGTGGTGAGCAGGTTGTGTTAGCAAAGAAGTTAGGCGTCACTAAAGCAGCGGTGTCGTATTGGGTAACTGAAGGAAAGATACCGGCAAACAGGGCGATACAGGTTGAGCAATTAACCGATGGGGCAATTAAGGCAGTTGATTTACCAATAATTAAAAGATAACGAGGATTGTTTATGGTGGAGTCTACTAAAACGTACCGCATAAGTCGCGGAGATAAGAACAGCGCTGTCTGTCGCAATGTGGAGGTGACATGGGAGCGAATTTGCACGGTACTTGGTAAGCACAAAGTTGCAAAGACCAAAGAGCAGGAAGGCTGGTTCTGTGGCGGTGGGTTCAGTGGTGGTTATCGCAACACGGAGAACCTGCTCGGACGTTCACTTTTAACCATTGACGTTGATGAATGCGCAATGAGCAAAGGAGAGATTGAGTTCGAGCTGGAGATGACCGGCTTTGCGCTGGTTGCGTACTCAACATGGCGTAGTACAGATGACGCTAATCGCTTTCGTATAGTGTTGCCACTGTCACGGGAGGTTAGCGCGGAGGAGTACGTTGCCGTGATGCGCTGGTTCGCGTCGGAGTTTAGCAGTTTTATTATTGATGACAGTGCTTTTAAGCCTGCTCAGTTTATGTATATGCCAAGTGTTAGCGCTGGTTCGATTGAGTCGTCCTTTGTGATGGTTATGGAAGGCAGTGAGATTGATGTGGATGTAGCGCTTGCCTTTCCTGTTGAAAAGCTGGTGCAGGGAACTGTCAAGGAATACTTGACAGTTGAATTCGATGTGGATGGCACGGATGATGACGCGGATGATATGCAGGGACTCTCGCTTGCACTCGCGCATGAACCCATTGATGTCAGTGATGCACTGGTTGAAGCCAATCTCGATGCACTGGTTGAAGCGGCAGGTGATTACTCGACGTGGATTACCGTCGGGCAGGCATTGCATCATCAATATCGCGGATCGGATGAGGGTAAACTTCTTTGGCTTCACTGGTCTGCTAACTCGGATAAGTTTAACGCGGCAGATATTGACCGCAAATGGCAATCATTTAAGACGGAAAAGAAAGTGCGCCCGTTGACGTTTGCCACAGTGATTAAGATGGTCAAGGACAGCGGAGTAAGTGTTGGGGAGATTGTCGAGAAGCAGGTGAAAGAAATCTTTGTCACTGGGTCGGAAGGTCTATCGGTTGATAATGACAGGGCGTATGAGGATGTGCGCAATAAGTTGCGTAAATTACCACTCAGCGCTGTGACATTAACCAAGCGTCAGCAAATCGCACAGGACATTTACGACCGATGGGGTAAGAACGAGGGGATGACGAAGTCGGCTATTGTTCGTGAGCTTTGCCCACCGAAGAAAGGTGGGTTGATTGTTGAGGAGATGCCATCGTGGTTGAACAACTGGGTTTATGTACAACGTCCGATGGAGTTTCATAACTTAAAGCATGGCTACTCTATCAAGCGCGAAGCATTCAACGCGGAGTTTGATCGCATGGATGAGTGCGTCGCAGCGGAAAGATCAGCATCGTCGATGGCGCTGGTTGATTGGAAAATGGATACAGTCATCGATACCATGTACTGGGCGAGTAAAAACGATGGGATTTTCGTTAATGATAACGATGGGTTGCGATATGTAAACTCGTATAAGAAGCGCGGTGTGTTGCCATGTGAAGTGATGGACGACGATGGGTTGCGTGTTGTGGATATGATGCTCAAGCACTTGGAATTTACGCTGGTTGAACCTAAAGAAAGGGCGATACTGCTGGACTGGATGTGCCATGTTGTACAAAACATTGGCAGTAAAGTGAATTGGGCGGTACTTTTGCAGGGTACGCAAGGTGGCGGTAAAACATACTTTACTCGCATTTTGCAGGGGATACTTGGGTCGAATGCCACTCAGCTCGATCCTAAACAGTTCACGAAAGGAACGTTTTCGGGATGGGCGTATGGTTCGGTGCTGAATATCGTTGAGGAGATACGGCTATCGGGCGATAACAGGTGGTCGATTATCGATACGATGAAGCCATACATTACAAACGAAACGATACAGATTGAAGAAAAGTTTTCTAACTCTAGGACTGTTCCGAATTTCACGTCGTATTTTCTTTTGACCAATTATCAAGATGCACTGCCGATTACCAATGGTGATCGTCGTTACTGCGTTTTGTATAGTCGCTGTCAGTCGGAGGAACATTTGTTTGCACTGCTTGGTGGGGAACAAGAAACTAACCGGTATTTTGAGAAACTGTTTTCAGAAACAGACCGCCGCATGGATGCACTTTGCCACTACTTTATGAATCGGGTGATAAGCGCGGATTTTTCAGCGAAAGGTCGAGCGCCTAAAACCTTGTCGCGTGAAAAGATGATCGGCTATTCTGTGTCACATGAATTTGAAGAAGTGAAAGATTTGATTGCGCATTACCACTGTGAAGTCATTAACGAAAACATAGTCGATATTACATTGCTGGGAAAACTTAATTTTGAGGAGTTTGAACCTTCAGTTTTAAAGCTCCCGAAAACGTCGGCATTGACTCGAATACTTTTACAGATTGGCTATGAGAAAGTTCACAAAAGAATCGATGTACCGACAAGCGACGGAGGGCGGAAAAAACACACGATTTGGCGTAGAAGCACGTTAGACGAGAATGAAGTTATCAAGAAAGTTCGTGAGCATTACGGGATTTAAAATTTAAACTATGTCGCAGATAAAAAATGAGAAATTTTGCTTGCGACATAGTAACTATGGATTTGCGACATAGTTTGAAAATCACTATGTCGCACCTTCAAACCCTTATAAATACTACATTCTTATACTCTCTGCGACATAGTAGACATAGTTTTAGTAATAATGGTTATGAGAAATATTCAATAGAAATATGGCTAAAAATGAATTGATTTATAAAAAATATATAAATAGAAAAAACTATGTCCACTATGTCGCTATGTCGCAGACAAAAAAGCCGGCAGTTAACCGGCTAATATTTTATTCTGATTCTAGTCCGTGGTTTTTCGGATCATATTGCCTATGTCCAGCACGACCACCACAACCTTCACATTGAACAAAAACATCTAATACTCTACCGTCCTCATCAACGTATGTTTTTGCACCGTCCATGGGATTAAGTGGCGCTGTCATATCGCACCCACAGTCTAAACATTTGTCGTAAGGCAGTGAACGGTATTTTTTGAACTCCAGCATTGTGCGAATTGCTAAACTCACAAAAGCCGATTTTGATTTGAGTCCAGCGCTTTCAAGAAAATCAATTAAATCTCCCTGTATTGATAATTGATAATGTCTTGATTTTTTGCGCGGATCAATTTTAGGTCTACCGCGTGAAACTTTCAGCGCCTTTGGGCATTTAACCTTCATCGGCTTTTTAGGTATTAGCATTTTTAATCTCCCCGTATTGCGCTTCGAGTGATTTCCACGCGGTAACGTATTCTTTGTATGCTTGAAATAAATGAACATCTTCATCGTAAAGCATCTGCAAGTATTCACTTGGTAGTGACTGAATGTATTGTTTATATGTCATCATGTCTATTCTCCGGTGTAAATATAAATGCGTTGTTTGTCGTTATAAATTGGCAATCCTTTACGGTCATAATGGCGCACAATTTTAAAACCTATCTTTTTACCATCTACAAAGTAATCAGTTTTTGAACCATAAACCTTACCCCATTGACCAATCGATAAAGTCATCCGGTAGCGTAAATTTGGAAAGCAAGCACGGCATTTAGCTGAAAATTCATGGTTAGTATCAAGTTTGAATAATGACATGGTTATTCTCCCCAAATGATAATTAGTTCAGCAACAAAAATTACAGTGAAAATTGTTGTCAAAATTGATCCAACTACCACGTCGTAAAATGTATTCATTTGTGTATCTCCGGTTAAGTTAATTAGTGCAATAGCGCACTGCATAGCACCTTATTAACTAAGGCGCTACACGCTGAACTATTCCCAGTCGCTGTAATCCTCTAAAATATCCACTACACGCCCGCTAACGTCGATTAATGCGCTGTTAGCGTCGTAGATTTGCGCGTGGATCATATCGCCTATGTCCTTGCGGTTTTCGCTACGAACGACGGTATCGTTATCAAGTAAATAAGTAATCATTTCTATATCTCCAATTAAATGTAATCTAATTCTTTAGCTATGCGACGCAATGCCGTTTCAATGTGGTTATCTTCGAGATACTGATAAAGAAAATCAGTAGCGGTAAAATGTAACTTAGCTGCTTTAAACAATCCCCATACGAAAAATTTTTCTTTATTCTTTCCAAGATCGTTTGCTTTGAATGCAAGCATTTGATCGCGCGGCAATGCTTTGATAGCATCCTTCATCATGTTGTAATGTGCCTGTTTCATTTTCATGCCTGTACTCTTTCTGCTTTGTAATCGCGGATATATTTTTTAGCAATGTCTTTTGACTTGGTTAATGCTACTAAGCCGCAAGGAAAGCAAACAGACATGATAGCCTCCCCATTGTAGACAGCGCCACAAATATACTCGCCTTTATAAAATACACTCCAAGATGAATGGATTAGTGTTGTTTGGCGACGTGCCGCAAGTGTAGATTGATACGTTTTATTGAGTTTCATTTTATACTCTCCGGTTATTTTGCGATTTCGTTAATGAATACAATATCATTGTGGCTATAGCACAATCTGCAATCATTACAGGATTGTCTACAATTAATGGTGATAGAAGGTTTTAAATCTGATCTTTTATGTGCTGTGAATACTTTGTCATAGCCAGCAGGCAGTTTTTCGACCTTGTTTTTCTTTGTGCTGCTGTGTATCAAAATAACATTAGCCGGTTTAGCAACCATTGATAATACTTTTTTGATTAAATCTTTGCGTTTAGTCCAAAATCCAAAAACAGTTTCGGGGTTTTTACGCGCAATATTGAAATAGTTTAAAACGTGAATTTCGTTATGAACTTCTCCATAACTATCAAAACGCGCAACAGCGAAATTCAAACGCGGTAATTCGGTATCTAAAAGAATACGTTTGTACAAATCGGCATTGCGTTCTAATGCAGGAATTAAAGTAGGATACAGTTGTTCATTGCGGGCAGCGTAGCAAGATGAACAAATAATACTTTTGTCGTTCTTTGCTCGCATCTTGTTGCAGAAAGGATTTAATAAGGTACTGGTGTTGATTGATGGAATGAATTCCATTTTACCGCTACCCGTAGTAATGTGAAGTTTAAACATTTTTGTATTCTCCGGTTTAGTTAGTGTAATAGCACACTGCATAAAGGCTTAAAGGTGTAAGCCTTTACACGCTGAACTATTCGGCTTTTAATGCCGCTTCTTTCAATGCGCAACCATCTTGCATTGAATCTAAATGACATCCAATTGTTAACCAGCGAACAAAATTGAACTGGTCAACTGATCCTTTCGCACCATCTAAAATAAAGTATTTCATGAGTTTTCTCCGGTTTGGTTAAAAGTTAACGCTTCTCGCGTTGGTGATAAGATATTCGATGTAATTTAATTAATCAACTTTATTATTTTAGTTAATTATTTTTAATAATATTCTTTAGCGTAAAATTAATAGCCTATTTTGCTAAAATGTTGATTTAATTGAGGAAAACGGAACGATAGCGAATCGCTATTATCCTTTCAGCTCCTCCGCAATCATTGCCGACAGGGTTCATTCCTAGCAATCTCTGCGGCACAAATCAGCAGGCACAAAAAAGCCCTACGGGATTTAAAACCGGCAGGGCTCTCTAACTTAACAACTAAAATATTTTACCTACTAATTACCTTAGCATTTTTTACCGCCTCCGCCTTTACCGCCTTTGCCTTTTTTCATAGCCATCTGGATCACCTCCTTTTATGTGACATGGTTCTATTATAGTATTGATATGATACAATCGCGCAAAATCTTTACACTTCATCGTCGTGAGGACGTTATGACAATCAGACAAACAAACTTTATAGCTGGTGAGGCAATTTCTCGCAAGCAAATGGATCAAATGGGTATGCCAATCGGCAACCCACATCTCCCTCCCTTCAATCGCAAGGAAATGCCTTTCATCGTTTCGGCAGTCACAGCAGCAAGCGTGGCAATCGGCACAGCGGCAACAGTTGGATCAATGGCGGCAATCGGCACAGCGGCTTTAGCTACAATCGGGGCAATTGGTACAATCGCAGCAGTCGCAGGAACAGCGATGTCAGTGGTCGGAATGGTTACAGGCGATAAGGGTTTGATGAAAATCGGTGCTATTGTCGGTTTAGCTGGTGGCGTTGCATCTCTTGCATCCGGTGCTGTGGCTTCGCTTGCTGCCGGTGGGGAGTTTGCATTCGGAACAGCAGGTATCCAATCGGCTAACGCGGCAAATGCTGCAAGCGCGGCAGCTCAAACAGGTTTGCAATCAACTTCGCTACTTGGTACAGCAACCAATGCAATCACGCCTACTTTTGCTAGTGGCGCAGGTCAAGCAGCAAGCGCGACGCAGGGTTTATCTAACGCGTCCATTGTCGGAAATAGTGGGAATTTCATAGGAGGTGCAAATGTAGGAGCGATTGGAAACGTAGGCGGGCAAGTAGGTTCGGGATTACTGCAACCGGCTTTTAGTGGCGCAGGCGTTCAAGCACTTGGGGCAACCAGCACCATCGGAAATATAACTGGAAACGTCGGTAATCTAGCAACCACCGGATCATCTGGCTTCTTCGGTAAACTTGTCGCAGATATGTCACCCAAAGATTATTTGCTAATGGGTGGATCAGTGGTATCTGGTGCGATGAATGAAATGGATAAAAACACGGCTAACGTCAATGCTCAAAAGAAATATGAATATGAGCAATCGGTAAGAAACCAACGTATTGCAAACTTAAACGCTACACCCACCTTACAGACTTCACGCGATCCAGTAGCACGACAAAGAGCCGCGATCCTTTCTGGAGGGACAGTATAATGGATATTCAAACAGATAAGCCTACAGGCAAAATGACTAATCAAATGCTAATCGATATCACTAATAATATCGAAAGCAAAGTATCTCCCGAAAACAAAAAGAAGTATATGAATGCAGTCACCGCAGCAGACACAATGATGTTTGATCCTAAAACCCACGCCAACATGGAACTTGTAAAGAATCCGGCATCGCGCATTACACCTGTAAAGACAATTAGCACAGGTGTTGCGGGCTTGATGTGGATACTATACCAGCAGAGCAAACGGTCTATGAGCGCGGAAGTATTGATATTTAGCGCTACTACGGTTATTTGCCATGTACTTGATTTTGCAGAGCGCGGTTTAAAAATGGAAATCACACCCGAAATCATTGCGCAAACAGTTCAACAGGCAAGTGAGAAACTATTTGAGAAAATGGGTATTACTCCCGAGCAACTGCGTGAAGCCATTACTCAAGGTAAAAAAGAAATTGACGACTATCAAACGCATCAAGATTATTTAGGTAATAAAATGCAAGCAGTCCGACAACCTAAACCCCAAGGGGAGATGTAACCATGGCTTATGGAATGTTAACAAGCGCCTTACTTGGCGCAGGAACAGGTTTAGTTAAATTCGGCATGGACAAAGTAGCACGGTCAATGGAAGAAGAAGCTAAGGTCAAAGCCGAAGCAGAGCGTGAAGCACGAATTGAAGAAGCGGCTATACGGTCAGAAAGCAGAAAGAATACACGATCTGATTTTGAATATGATCGCAAAGCAGCGGATGAAACCATTACAAAGGCTGAAGAACGTCAAGCCAAATATGATGAAGAAGAACGCAAAATACGCGAAGCCAATGATCCTAAAAACCTGTCTGCTCAAAAAACAGAAGCAGAGATTGCAAAAATAAAAGCCGATACTGGTTTATCTGAAAAACGCGCAGAACACGTCGGTAAAGGCGGTAGGGATAATGGGGATGATGATGCTACACCAGAAGGCGGAATGCGTAAAAAAGACCTTATCAGAATGGAAGGCGTTGACGAAAACGGTCACAAAGTAGTCTATTGGAAAAATATCAAGACTGACAAAATAATTAAGGATGAACCTGTTATTACAAAGGCAGACGCTAAAGCGGCAGATAAGGAAGCAGTTAGAAAAGCCAATGAAGCCACAGGTTCTAAATATGCAAACGCCCAAGAAGTAATTGGCGCTGAAAAACCGAGTTCTAGTTGGATAGGTAATAAAACAAAAGGAATGCTAGGTACGTCAGATGAAGAAGCCAAAGCAGAAAAACTTAAAAGGGAAAAATGGTTAATGACTTATGGTAACTCGCTAACTAAAAAACCTGCTCCGAATAAATCACAATTCACTCTTGAATCAGTAACAGGCGAATAAACTATGGCTATTTTTACTTTTAAAGCACCCAATGGGAAAAGATACACAGTCAGTGGATCAGAAGGCGCAACACAAGAAGAAGCACTGGACTATCTAATAGCAAATTGGGATACGCTACAGGATTTTCCAGTAACATCGGATGCTGAGAAAGAAAAAGTAGCCGAGCAACCTGTAGAAACTTCCATAGCGCAAGAGCAACCTGTAGCACAAGAAACAGAACAGCCTGTAGCACAAGAAACAGAACAACCATCGTTATTTGATAAAGCCAAACAGGTGGGAACTGATATTGAAAACTCACCTGCTTATCAATCTGCAAAACAGGTAGCAACAGCATTAGAGTCATCACCTATTGGCGCAGTAAGACGATATGCTTACGATCAATCAATGGCGCTATCAAAAGGCGTAATTGGTGTTCCCGAATTTATTACAGGTATTGCGGACATTGCCAGTGGTGGCGAAACAGGTAAATACTTGGAAGATAAGGGGATTGATTTCAAAGCGGCTAGAGAATATCTAACCTCACAACAATCACCAGAAGAACAAGCGGCTCAAAAAGAGATTCAATCACAAGACACATTTGGCGGCACATTAAAAGCAGCGGTAACCAATCCAGTAGCTACACTAAATACTGCACTTGAATCCGCACCTGCTTCTTATGCAGGTGGTGCAATCGGTGGTGCTGTAAAAGGTATTGGTATGCTTGGCAAAGCCAGTGGTGTGATTGGAGCAGGTGCAGGTGAGTTTGTAGTAGGCGCAGGGCAACAGGCTGAAGGGATACGCCAAGAAACCGATAATGGATTGCTTACAGAAAAGCAATCAGCCGCTGCGGTAGGTGCAGGTGCAGCTGATGCGTTCTTAGCTGGTATCGGTAGCGTAGCCGCTAAGAAATTAGGCATATCTGATATTGATACCTTATCAGCAGGAACACAATCGTCAGAAGTATCACTTCGCGATATGGCGAAACAGATATTAGGTGGAATGGCTATTGAAGGTGTAGTGGAAGAAATGCCACAATCTGCCGTAGAAAAGATTATCGAAAACTATGCGTTAGATAAACCAAGTCTATTTGAAGGTGTACCAAACGCTGCGGCAATAGGCTTGGTTACAGGCGCTGCAATGGGCGGAGGACAGGCTATTATTAGCACTGCCGGTCAAACTGCTCAGACATTAACCGGCGATGAAATATTGCGTCAAAAAGAAATCGATAGAGCCAAAGGCATGACAGAAGATGAGCGCAATGCTTATTTTGCTGCGTCTGGTGGTAAACCACAACAAGCGCCTATTGATACTACTCAAGCGGAAACTCAAGCGGAAACTCAAGCGGAAACAGAAACACCTGTTAATGAAAACCTAAGAGCCTATACGGATATTTTCAGAGATGAGAATTTAAACCCTACCCCACCTGCTGAAGCGGTAGATACCACAGCGCCTATTGTGGACAATGAAACTATCACAACAGAACTGGATAAAACGACAACACCGCAAGAAGCCATTGATACGTTCACCAATATTGTTGAAGCTAATAATTTCGGGCATGACACCACTCGCGCTCAAGCGCAAAATGAAGCAGACATTCAAGCGGCAACACCTGTAGTTGAACCACCGGTAATTGAGCCTCCCGCTCCTAAACCAGATAAGCTAGACGCTACACAGGAAAGTTTAGACTTTATTGGTCAAGCAGTAGAACAAGGTGGCGCAGAGCTTAAAGGCGGAATGCTATATCTCCCAACAGGTGAGAAATATTCGCTCAATAAGGCGCAAAGGGATCATTACACTAATTTGGTTACACCGATTGAGCAAGCGCCAGAAATGCCAACAGCAGAAATGCCAACAGCAGAAATGCCAACAGCAGAAACGGCAATAGAAACCAAACAACAAATTAATCCAGAAATCGCAGGTAATTTGAAAAGTGGTGACATTGTAGTTGATGTAAACGGAAAAGAGTATTTGGCGCAAAGCGCTCGACAAGATTACTTAGAAGCGTTTCCAATTGTAAATGGCAAAGCAGATGTTTCAAAAGATACATTAGTAACCTTCCATTTAACAGATAGAAACAGAGATGCGTTTAAAGAACGTAACAACATAGCTATTTTTACAACAGGTAAAAATTTATATTCTGAAACACCTGTAGCAGAAACACCAGTAGCAGAAATGCCAACAGCAGAAATGCCAGTAACCACTTATTACAATGAGCCTAATGGTAAATATTATGGTGATGTAAAAGAAGTTACTAAAATAATGCCGCAAGAATTAAAGCCACTCAATCAAACTGAAATTAATTGGGCGATTAGTTCTCAAAAGGCAAGCGGTAAATCCGAAGAAGAATGGGCAAAAAGTGTTGATTTGAGCGAACCCATTAAGGCTACTATTTATAGCGATGGTGAAATAAAAATTCAAGATGGTCATCATCGATACTTAGCTGCAAGGATTTTAAATGCACCTTTGAATGTTGAATTGAAATCAATCAATGCTAAAAATCAAATATTAAATGATGCGATTAATCGAATTAACAAAGATGTTTCACAAGCTACTGTAACAGAAATGCCAACAGCAGAAATACCTGTAGCAGAAACTCCAACAGCAGAAAATAAAAAACGGTATGAGTTAACTCGTGAAGAATACGCAGTAAGATTCCCAACAGCTAAGGAATCAGCCTATGACGATACTATTCGCAATGCTGTAACTCTAGGTGACTTAACACAGGAACAAGCTGATAAAGTTTTAATCAGAACATGGGACGGGCAAAAAGAATTTTGGGCAAAAACTAGAAGTGAACTTGAGCAAGAAAAGAAAGATAGCACTCGCAGCTTAGTTAAAGAAAAAGCTCAATCTAAAAAGAACCCTACTTACAATGTAAAATGGGCGCAAAAGTCTGAAGACAATTCTCGTAAAATAGCTATTGAGCAAAACAAAAAACGGTATGATGAATTACTAGCAGTTCATAAAGAACGTGTTCAAGAAGCACTTGATGAAGGTAAGCCTGTACCCAAAGAAGTGTTAGCTGATTATCCCGATTTAAAACCAAGCGTTGAAGTTACAAATCAAACGCCAGTAGCAGAAATTGAAAAAGCAAAACAACGTGTTGATAATGTAGATAATTCTATAAATGGAAATAAAACTGAATCGTTTCACGATATTATTTTAAGTACACCTGCTGAATATAGAAACGAAATTGCTGATTATATTTTGACTTCAAAAAAACGACCTACTCATTTAACGGGGAGTTTGAATAAATCGCTATTAGCTGCTAAAAAATTAGATGAATTGAAAGCTGGTGAATCGTTAGCAACAGAAACA